CGACGCGGACACGCGGGACCGGGTCGCCTTGAGCCGGCTTGCCGACAGCCAGTCCGAACTGATGGCGCTCGCCGATGTCGAGCGGGAGATGCGCCCCGCCGTGCTCGACCATCTTCTGTGCGAGCCGCCGATGGCGGGTTCGGTGGCGGAGGCGCTTCGGATCATCGAAGGGCGCAAGCCGGAAGACCCGAGCGAGAAGGCGTTCAAGTCGTTCGTCGACGCGTGGCGCCGGTTCCCGGCGCGGCAGCGGCGCAATTTCGTGCGCGCCAACCGGGACGAGATCCTCGCCATTCTCGAAGAGGAAGGCGCGAACTGATGGCGAAGGCGCGCGGCGACACGATGACCGGGGACCTGCTCAGCTGGGAGCCGCCGAAGGTGGCGGCCGGGTTCGAGCCCGGCGCCATTCGCGGTTCGCGGCTGGCCTCGCAAATCAGCCAGGCGGTCGCGCTCGCTCTCAAGTCGTCGTCGCTTTCGCGGGCCGAGATCGCCGCCGCGATGACCGCAGAGCTCGGCTATGCGGTCTCCGAGAACATGCTCGCGAACTACGCCTCGGAAGGGGCGGAAGCGCATCGCATCACGCTGGAGCGCTTCATCGCACTGATCGAAGTGACCGGCTGCACGGACCTGCTCGGCTTCGTGGCCGGGCGCTTCGGAAAAGTGGTCGTCGATGCCCGCTACAGCGCGCTCATCAACGTGCATCTGGCTGAAGAAGCCGAGGCGAAAATCCAGAAATTCAAGGCCGCCGAGAAGGCCAAGTGGGGGGCGGTCTGAGCGATGAACGCGCAAAACCCGACACAGGTGCAGGTCTGGTTCACGGCGGCGGAGATCGCCAGCCTCGCGGCTGCTGGCGATATGCCGGGCATGCCCGCAACAAAGCGAAGAGTGAATGCCCTCGCCGAACGGGAGAGCTGGCATCGGTTTCACGCACTGGTGAAATCGGAAGCCGGCGTCGGCGGCACGATCACCCGATACCACCTCGATCTCCTGCCGCTCGATGTCCGGCTCGGCTATCTGTCGCGGCGGATCGGGCCGGCGCTGGCGCTCAAGGGTGGCGCGGCTCCTGTCGACGTATACGGTGCGGGCGACCTGACCGACCGGGCGCGACTGACCCGGGATGCGCGGATGACCATCCTGCGGATGGCCGACCGGTTCCGGCAGATGCTCGACCTGGGCGCGCTCGGAACCGACGCGCTGTTCGCCGACATGTACAATGCCGGCCGCGTGCCACTGCCCGATTGGGCGGCCGGCGTTGTCAAGCGCGTGTCCGCCCGGACCATGATGCGCTGGCGGCAGGCGCGGGCCAGCGCCGGGAGCGCGGCGCTCGGCCACGATCCGGCGAAGGCGCGCAAGGGCAAGGGCTTTCTCGCCACGGCCGAGGGCGGGCGCATGCGCGCCTATATCCTCGCCTGGATCATCAAGAACCCGGCACTTTCGGCCGAGACCATTCGCGATTACTGCGAGGACGAATTCGGGGCGGAGATCGCCGACCGGCACGGCGAGTTCAAGCCATTGCCGCCCGTGCGCACGTTCCAGCATTTCATCAGGGAACTGCGGTCAACGGAAAAGGTGGTGATCACCAAGAACACCAACCCCGACAAGTACCGCTCGACGATGGCGCTGCGCGGAACGGGTGCCTATCGCTGGGTCAGGGAGCCGAACCAGCTCTGGCAGATCGACGCCTCGCCGGTTGACGCGCTGTGCACCGATGGCCGGCATTCGATGTATGCCTGCATCGACATCGCCACGCGGCGCGTGGTCATCACCCTTTCGAAGACACCGCGCGCCTCGGCGGTCGGTCTGCTGATCCGCAAGGCGCTCATTGCATGGGGCGTGCCCAAGACGGTCAAGACGGACAACGGCTCCGACTTCAAGGCTCGCGCCACCGTCCAGCTGTTCGATGATCTCGACATCGATGTCGACGTCTCGGCCGCCTACAGCCCGACCGAAAAGGCGCATGTCGAGCGCGTCATCAAGACGTTTCAGCACAAATTCGCAACGCAGCTCCCCGGCTATGTCGGGCACGACGTGGCCGAGCGCAAAGCCATCGAAGAGCGCAAGGCGTTCGGGCAGCGGCTAGGGACAGACGACGCCGAGCTGTTCGGGGTCGAGCTGTCGGCCTCAGAAGTGCAGGCGCATGTCGACGAATGGCTCGAGGTCTATTATCACGCGCGGCCTCACGGCGGCTTCAAGGGGGCTTTGAAGGGGCTGACACCTGCGCAGGCAGCGGCAGCTTCCACTACCCCGATTGCCCGCGTTGACGAGCGCGCGCTCGACGTCCTGCTAATGCCGCTTGCCGGGCGGGACGGCCGCCGCCGGATGACCGCGCAGGGCATCAAGATCGACCATCACCACTACCTGTCCGGCCGCATTCTTCCGGGGACGGACGTGTTCGTCCGGCTCGACCCGCTCGACATGGGCAAGGTGCATGTGTTCTCGGCCGTGGACGGACGATTCCTCGATACCGCGATCTGCCCGGAGCTGCGCGACATCAACCGGCCGGCCTTCGTTCAGGCCGAGAAGGAAGTGGCGCGGCAACTGCTCGCCGACCGCGAGCGGGACGCGAGGGCGGAGCTTCGCGAGATCAAGAAGGGACCGTCCGGCATCGAGCGCACGTTGCGGCTCTACCGCGAAAAGGCCGAGGCGCGCGCTCGCGAAAGCGGCAACGTCGTTTCGCTGCCCAAGCGCGAAGTCGAGCACACGACACCCGCCATCGCCGCCGCGCTGGACGCGGCCAGGCCGGCCGAGGTGCCCGCGCAGCCGAAGCGCGCTGCGGAGCTGCTCGACGAAATGCGCAAGGAGATGGCGGCGCCTGCCGCTTCCGCCCCGACCGTCACCCCAATTCGGCGCCAGGAGACGCCGCAGCTCCGCTTCCGCCGGGCGCAGGACCTGATGGCGCGCGTCGAGGCCGGCGAGGCGATCAGCACAGAGGATGCGATGTGGCTGGGTGGCTACAGGTCCGGCCCGGAATACCGCGCTTTGCAGGCCCTGCATGAGGATTTCGGCGGCTAGGCCCGCCCAAAAAAAGGAGCCCCGGCGAGCCGGGACCCCAAGCACTTATCAAGGAGAGAAGCATGACGGCAAAAGAGCACACGGTCAAGACGGGCGGATCCATCGCGCCGCTGAAGAATGTCGCGACCTTGATGATGATGATCGAGGCGCTGCGCTCGCGCATGGTCGGACTGCCGGGGATCGGCGTCTTTTCGGGCGACAGTGGCTACGGGAAGAGCGTCGCCGCGCAGTACGCCATGAATAAGACCTCCGCGATCTATGTCGAGGTGCGCCACTACTGGCGGGCAAAGCCGCTCTGCGAAGCCATCCTGCAGGAGGCGGGGCAGCCCCGGCCGCGCGGCACCGTGGCGCAGATGATGGACGAGATCATCAGGCGCCTGGGCGATGCGCCAAATCGCCTCCTGATCATCGACGAGGCCGACAAGCTGGTGGACGGCAAGATGATCGAATACGTCCGCGACATCCACGAGACCACGCAAGTCCCGGTCGTACTGATCGGCGAGGAGCTGCTGCCGCGCAAGCTCGAAGCCTTCGAACGGGTGCACAACAGGGTGCTCGACTGGCAGCTTGCGCAGCCCTGCGACCTCGAAGATACGGCGGAGCTGGCCCGCATCCTGTGCCCGATGGTCGAGGTCGGCGAGGACCTGCTCGAAGACATCCGCGCCAAGACGGGAGGGCGCGCCCGGCGCATCGCCACGACCCTGCACGAGATCCATGCCTGGGCGCGCAATAGCGGCAAAAGCGCCGTATCCCGCGCCGACTACGAGGGGCGCATCTTCACCGGCGAGACGCCGATCCGGCGGGCGGGAGGGCGCGGCTGATGTCGGCGATCCTCAAGCTCAAGACGATCAACGGCCGGCCCGTGCTGCGCGGCTATGAGCATATCTGGTCCGTCATTCTGGACCTGACCAGGGGGGCTGAGACCTTCACGAAGCACGCTGTCGATCAGGCTTGCTGTGATCCTGGAGACCATGGTGTCAGCGACTATCTCCGGCGCCTGATCAAGGCGGGGATCGTGGCACCGGCAGGCGAAGTCGCGGCCGGCTCCGGCGGGCGGTACCGCCGGAAGGTCTATCGTCTGGTCCGCCGGCAAGACGACGCCCCGCGCTTACGGCGTGACGGCTCGGAAGTGATGAGGACGGGACAGGAGCTGATGTGGGCGACCATGCGTCACCTGCTTCGGGACGGCTTTACCGCAAAGGATCTGGTGACCTTTGCGTCGACAGACGAGATCTCCATCAGCGAGGTGACGGCCAAGAGCTACCTCAAGCATCTGACCGCCGCCGGCTATCTCCAGTGCCTTCAACCGGGCCGTCCGCGCCACCTCACGAGGTGGCGGCTCAAGCCTGCAATGAACAGCGGCCCAAAGCCTCCGAAGATCCTGCGGACGCAGATCGTCTACGACCCCAACACCAATGCTCTCCACGGCCCGGCCGAGGTAGTGGCCGAGGAGGTCGCGCCATGACGCCGGCCGCGATGATCGACAAGGCGGGCGCCGCCTGGGGGGAGTCCTTGCCCGATTGGGTGCGGGAGCTGGCAGCACTGGCAGACCGTGAGGGACTGGCCGGCGCGGCCAAGCGCATCGGCTACAGCCAGCCCACCGTCAGTCAGGTGATCAACTCTCGATACCTGGGCGATCTGTCCAAGGTCGAGGACCGGGTGCGCGGCGCTTTGATGGGGCTGACCGTCGATTGCCCCGTCATCGGCGATCTCAGCCGGGACCTTTGCCTCGACTGGCAGGGCAAGCCGTACGCCCCGACCAGCGCGCACCGCGTCCGGATGTTCCACGCCTGCCGCAGCGGGTGCCCTCACTCTCGGCTCAAGGGAGGCTGCTGATGCTGTCAAACGATCTCGAAACGCTGCTCAACTGGATTGGCGCCAACGCCAAATCTGACGGCTCCCTTGTGCTGCAACCCGCGATGACGGGGGTCATGCGCTTCATGCTTCGGGACGCCGTCCGGCTTGCCCGGAGCATGGAGGCGGCCAGCATCGCCGGCCCCGCCACGATCACCGAAGCTGACATCGCATCCGGCAAGGTTGAGAGGTTGCCGGTGGTGCCGCGTCCGGTGCCGGCGGCTCCCGATGGCGGAGGGTCGGCGGCATGAGCGAGGCCTTGCACGATCTGGTCGACGAGATCCTCGCGGCCGTCTTCGACGGGTCCGGCGTGGACACACCGGCCTCGGTTGCGGCGGCGGAGGTCGCGGCTCGGCTGCTCAGCGGAGGCACGAGCCGGCCCGACCTCGTCCGGTCCATCAGCCGGCTGATCGTCGCCGTCGATGTCGAGCTGCGGCAGCGCGAGGCGCTACGGCGTGAGGCAGCTGAGCGGCCGCAGCCGGCGCCCGCTCCCGCTCCCAAGGCACCGCAGGCAACAATCGGTCGGCGCTGGCGGGTCAGCCCGCTGCTCGACCACCTGCTGTCCAGCCAACCCGACCCCACCACCAATCTCATGGGCGACCCGGCACCGGGCCGCTCCGCCCTCGACCAAAGAAACGGAGAGTACCTATGACCGAGACAGTCACGAACGCCGATGACGGCACGATCAATGTCGGAGGAAACCGCTATATGGCGGACGCCAAGGGCGCGCTCGTGCCGCTCGAAATGGTTAAGCCCGCACACAAGCTCGAAGATGAAGTCGTGCGGAAGATCATGCGTTTCGCCGATGAGCTCTCCGCTCAGATCGCCCGATTTCGCGGTCACACGATGACTGACCTGGGCGAGTTCGATGCGCTGCTCGCTCAGGAGTACGGCGTCACCAAGGGCGGGCCAAAGGGAAACCGTACCTATCAGAGCCACGACGGGCTGATGAAGGTGCAGGTGCAGGTCTCCGATTTTATCGACTTCGGGCCGGAGTTGCAGATTGCCAAGCGGCTCCTGGACGAATGCCTGAACGAGTGGGCCGCGTCCAGTCGGCCGGAAGTCCGGGCTGCAATTACCGAGGCCTTCGACACGGACAAGCAAGGCTCGGTCAATCGATCCGCAATCTTCATGCTGTTGCGGCTCGAAAGCGACGATTCGCGCTGGCAGGAGGCCATGCGAGCCATCCGCGACGCCATGCGGGTCACAGGCTCGAAGGAGTATATCCGCTTCTATCGCCGTGCCCGCGTAACCGACCGCTGGCACGCCGTCACCATCGATCTGGCGAGGGCGTCGTGATGGCACAGGCTCTCAAGGATCTTCGCGACCAGGTGGCACGCATGCTCGACGAGGCGCGTGCGTATGTTGGCAATCCGGGCGGCGATCATTTCGCTTGGAGCCAGCGCCGCCGCAATGAAGAGGCGAACCTCTCACGCCGGCTCGCGTCAGTGTTCGATGCCCGCGTCCAACTCGACAACGAAGCCTCGGTGACCATCGCTGGCATCCGCTCGACCAGCACATTGGGCCTATTTGGCGCCGTGCAGAACTGGTTGACGGCAGCAGGC